AACTAAAGATGATCGAAGATTCGATGGTCATCTATCGTATTAGCCGTGCCCCTGAACGTAGAATTTTCTATGTTGACGTTGGTAACTTACCTAAGGTTAAAGCCGAACAGTATGTAACTGATATTATGAACAAGTTCCGTAATAAGATCGTTTACGATGCTACTACTGGTGAAGTTCGTGATGACCGTAAACATATGTCGATGATGGAAGACTTCTGGATGCCTCGTCGTGAAGGTGGTAAAGGTACTGAGATTACTACACTTCCAGGTGGTCAGAATCTCGGCGACATTCAAGATATCGAATACTTCCAGAATAAATTGTTCCATGCATTGAACGTACCTGTTGGTCGTATGCAAGAACAACAAGGGTTCTCAATTGGTCGTGCCACTGAAATCTCTCGTGATGAGATTAAGTTCCATAAGTTTGTTGCTCGTCTACGTAAACGTTTCGCTAACTTCTTTACTGATGCATTGGGTGTTCAGCTTATCGCTAAGAACATTATGCGTGCAGATGAATGGGATGACTTAAAGCAAGACATCCGTTATGATTTCGTTGAAGATAACCACTACGCTGAACTAAAGGATAACGAAATCCTTATGGCTCGTCTCGGCGCTCTGCAACAAATCGAACCTTACATTGGTAAATTCTACTCTATGCAGTGGATCAAAGAGAACGTTCTGTTCCAAGATGAAGAACTCATCGAAGCAATGCAGAAAGAAATGGACTCTGAAGAAGATTACCATATGGCGAACGCTGAGTTTGATGGTACATTGGCTGCAGTTGGACAAGCTGCTTCCGATAACTATATGGCATACAATGCCCCACAGATGGACGATAATGAGCCACCAGAACCAGAAGATAAATCTAAAGGAAAACCTAAATGAGTGAAACAGTTAAACAATTAGTAACAGCTATGTTGCAAAAAGACGCTATCTCTACAGAGACTGCATTCCAGTCTGCAATGGCAGAAAAAATCTCTGCTAAACTAGACGATATGCGTGTTAGCGTAGCACAATCTATGTTCAAGACTCCAGAAGCTGCAGTAGAACAACCAGCTGCATCTGTAGAAGGCGCTGCTGAATAATATGCGTTACTATGACTTAGCCAAACAACTAAGAACAGAAGGTGCTTCTAGCATCCGTTCATATGGCCATCTAATCGAAATGATTGAAGACCGAGTATTGGTTGATGGCGAGTCTACAGAATTTAAGTCTTTGGAAGAAGCAAGACAATACATCAAACAAGAATACACTGCGCAAAAGATAGAAGAACAAGTCTCTAAAGAACTATACGAAGAAATATCAGACGCTAAAGTCGCTAGTATCATTAAAGAATACCACGATGTTAAAGTCACAGATACGTTAATCGAAACATATATCCAACTTGCTTCTTCCAATATGTTCAGTGTTGACCCAGTTGTTCAAGACATTCGTGCTCTGAATAAACTTGATAGAATTGTTGAAGGTAAACTGCATTATGTGCTTGCTGATGATAGCATCGTAGCAATTAGTGAGCAAACGCAAGAACGCCTAAATAACTTATTAGGTAATCAAACAGAGATTATTGAGTACATGAGAGAGTCAAAAGAGAACTTTCTATCTGTGCTTGAACAAATAGAGGAATAAAAATGGCTGTACTATTCACAACAGTTAAAAACACTAACCAAGAAGTTATCGTACACTTCGACACAGTTGCGGCTGAGTCTGGTACATTAGCTCTTAATACACTAGGTGCTTCTACTCAAGCACTTACATCTGGTGGTACTCCAACAGTAAACATCGTTAAGTTTGTCACTACTGGTGAACTTGGTTCTGGTATTCGTGTAACACGTAGCGGTAAAAACATTATTGCTTGCTCTCCAGAAAACGCACCATTCCTAGATTTAAACTCTATGGGTATTAGCGATGGCACTAACAATACAGCAGACATTGTTATTGTTAATGAAGTGGCAAAACCAGTAACTGGTTATTTGGTTTTACGTAAACTTGCTGGTTGGGACACTAAAGTTGAAACTGCTAGATACGGTGCTTACGATGATGAGACTCGTGTTGGTGCTTCTACCACTCTAAGTGGTTCTCCAGATAAGGTCTAATATGAAACTGATCAGAGAAACAGTCGAAGAGACAAAACTAATTGTTGAAGAAAAATTAGGTAAAGGTAAGCAATACTTTATCGAAGGTGTTTTCTTACAATCACAAATTAAAAACCGTAACGGTCGTATGTATCCAGAGTCTACTATGGATCGTGAAGTAGGTCGTTACCTTAAAGAATCTGTTCAATCTAACCGTGCTTACGGTGAACTAGGACACCCAGATACTCCATCCATTAACTTGGATCGTGTATCTCACTTGATCGTTGACCTTCGTAAAGAAGGTACTAACTGGATCGGTAAAGCAAAGATTTTAGAAACTCCAATGGGTCAAATCGCTAAAGGTCTTTTAGACGGTGGTGCAAATCTTGGTGTTTCTTCAAGAGCCATGGGTTCTCTCAAGATGAGTAATGAGGGAATCAATATTGTTCAAGACGACTTCATGTTGTCTACTGCTGCTGATATCGTGGCAGACCCATCTGCACCAGATGCGTTTGTTCGTGGTATCATGGAGAACAAAGAGTGGATTTTTGTTGATGGAAAGTTTGTGGAACAACAAATCGAAGAGGTAAGATCTTTCGTTAAGAAAACTTCTTCTAGAAATCTAGAGGAAGCAAAGATTCGAGCTTTCCAACACTTTCTGAGTAAAATCAGATAAATAATAAATAACTAACAGAACTATCCAGTTACAGGAGAAAACGATGTCAATCGAACAAAAAATTGCCACAATTTTGGCAGAATCTAAAAAATTAAATGAAGCTAAGTTTGCAGGCAAAGAAGGTGGTAGCGATTCTACTACTGGTAATGCTGCTGCTGGCGACCAGTCTGTTATCCGTCAGGGTGATGCTGTTCCAGCTACTACACCAGCTGCTAACCCAGACAGCGCACGCAATAACAAAGACGAAGAAAAAGATGCTGAGAAGGCACCAGTTGGTACTGCCAACCCAAAAAATGGTGACCAGTCTCCAGTACGTAAAGGTACTACTAGCGTTAAAGAAGATATCGACGCACTTATGAATGGTGAGGAGCTTTCTGAAGATTTCAGAACTAAAGCTACTACTATTTTCGAAGCTGCTGTCACTACACGTGTTGCTGAAGAAGTTGCACGTATCGAAGAAGAATTCGAAGCTAAACTTGCTGAGCAAGTTGAGCAGAATACACAGGGAATTGTTGAACAAGTTGATGGATACCTTGGCTATATTGCCGAGCAGTGGATTGCACAGAATGAAATCGCCCTTGAGCGTGGTATGAAGTCTGAAATCATGGAGAGTTTTATCCTTGGTATGAAAGACCTATTCGAAGAGCACTATGTTGAAATTCCAGAAGAGCGTTATGACGTTCTTGGTGAAATGGAAAACACTGTTGCTGAACTCGAAGCAAAACTAAACGAGCAAGTTGAAGCTAATGTAGCTCTTACTAAGAGTCTATCTGAAGCTAAACAAGCTGAGTTGGTAAAGTCTATCTCTGAAGGCTTGACTGATACTGAACAAGAGAAATTCTTAGGTTTGGTTGAAGAATTGTCTTACGAAGATGCAGCGTCTTTCGAACAAAAGCTAAAGACTATCCGTGAAAATTACTTCACTACTAAAACAATTGCAGAGCAATCTGTAGTTACTGATGCTCCAGTAGAAATGTTGGCGGAAACAGTTGCTGTTAAAGCACTAGATCCAAAAATGTCTGCTTATCTATCAGTTCTCAACAAATAATCAATCCTAAAGGAAAATAAAAATGACAACACGTCAACAATTAATGGAGAAGTGGGCTCCAGTATTGAACCACGAAGGTTCTGCCCCAATTCAAGACAACTACCGTAAGGAAGTTACTGCTGTTCTATTGGAAAACCAAGAACGTGAAATGCAAAAGCAAGCTGAAGCATTGTTCGAAGGCTCTCCAACTAACGGCACTGGTGGTCAAATCGGTACTGTTGGTGGCGGTGCTACTGGTGGTGTTGCTGGTTTCGATCCAGTATTGATCTCTTTGGTTCGCCGTGCGATGCCACAATTGATCGCTTATGACGTTGCTGGTGTTCAACCAATGACTCAACCAACTGGCTTGATCTTCGCTATGAAGTCTCGCTACACTTCTCAAAGCGGCACTGAAGCATTGTTCAACGAAGTTGACTCTGGCTTCTCTGGTGACGGTACTGACGCTTCTGCTGGTTCTGTTCTAGGTGGTTCTGATGCAGTTGGTCGCCCAATCTCTACAGTTGCTGCAGAGCGTTTGGGTCAAGGCGGTCAAGGTGACGGTTCTTTCGCTCAAATGGCATTCTCTATCGAGAAGGCATCTGTTGTTGCTAAGACTCGTGCTTTGAAGGCTGA